AGAACGTCTCTGGGGCGTCTCAGTGGCGTCTGAGAGGATCATTGATACCTTGGTGTTGTCACGTTTGTGTGACCCAAGTAAGTCAGGTGGACACTCATTGAGGAACTGGGGTAACGAATTGGGCTTCCCAAAAGGGGACCATGATGACTGGTCACAACTCAGTCAGGAGATGATTGACTACTGCATACAGGACGTGAAAGTCACAGCAGCAGTCCATCAGAAACTGAAGCAGGAGATGAAGGACTTCTCCGCTGAGTCCATCCGTTTGGAACACAAGGTCCAGTGCATCGTGCAGCAGCAGGAACGCAATGGGTGGGTTTTGGATCAACAACTGGCGCATGAACTATGTGCTACATTCAAGGAGAGGATGAATGAAATCGAAGAGGAGTTACAGGAGAAGTTTCCACCGATTATCCATGAGAGGTGGTCTGAGAAGACTGGTAAGCGTCTCAAGGACAGGGTTGAAGTTTTCAATGTCGGATCTAGGCAGCAGATTGCGAAGCGTTTATCTGGGCTTGGTGTGGTCTTTGAGAAGACTACGGAGAAAGGCAATCCTATCGTAGACGAAGCTGTCCTAGACACCATCGACTTGCCAGAGGCGAGAGTCATTAGTGAGTACTTGATGCTACAGAAGAGATACGCACAGGTTCACTCATGGCTAGACCATGTACAGGACGACGGTAGAGTCCACGGTCGCGTCATCAGCAATGGCGCAGTCACTGGTCGTATGACACACCAGTCACCCAACATGGCACAAGTCCCAGCAAGCCACAGTCCATACGGACACGAGTGTCGCTCCTGCTGGACTGTACCTAAAGGTAAGAAGCTGGTTGGGTTTGACGCAAGTGGACTTGAGTTGCGGATGCTGGCTCACTACATGAATGACAAGGAGTTTACAAATGTCCTCCTCACTGAAGACATACACACAAGAAACCAGATGGCTGCTGGACTTGAAACTAGACCTCAAGCAAAAACTTTCATCTATGCTTTCCTTTACGGAGCAGGAGAAGCTAAAATTGGAAGTATCGTCGGAGGAAGCGCATCTGATGGCGCAAAGCTTAAGCAGAGATTTCTACGAAATACACCTGCTCTTGAAAGTCTACGAGAACGAGTTAGCAGAGCTGCTGGGAGAGGCTATCTTACAGGACTTGACGGAAGGAGGCTTCACGTCAGATCCGAACATGCTGCACTGAACACGTTGTTACAAGCAGCTGGTGCTATCGTGATGAAGAAGGCACTGGTGATTCTTGATGACTACGCTAAGCAATGGAAGATTGACTACAAGTTCATAGGGAACATACATGACGAGGTTCAAGCAGAGGTTGCAGAAGCACAAGCAGAGAAGTACGGCTGGCTTGCAGTTGAGTGCCTCAAGGCGGCGGGTTTGGAGTTTGACCTCAGATGCCCCCTTGACGGAGAGTACAAAGTTGGAACAACATGGGCGGAGACACACTGATGACGCAACAAATACCTAAAAACCCAATGGCAGCTTACGCAAAAAACCTAGAGAGATACAAATTTGTTGATGGTGAATGGTGGTACTATTATCCCGAAACAGGAACCAGTATTTCTAGTGGAAATCACACTAGAGAAAGGGCATCAACCTTAAGAAAAAGATTTAACCAAGCAATGTATGTTAATGGTAAGTACATATCCAAAAAACACCCATTACATAAACCCGGACGCTACAAGACGTTTGAAGACGCAGCGTTCAGTAGTCTAGCTAAGTACGAAACAAGTGTGGAGGGACAGGTGTACATCATTACTAATCCAAACTTTGATGGCTGGGTTAAAGTCGGGATGGCTATTGACTCAGAGGACCGCTTGAATGGCTACCAAACTTCCTCACCATTCAGGGACTACCACTTGCACAGCTTCTGGGACGTAAGTAACCGGAGGAGTGCAGAAGCAGCAGCACATGCTGAACTAGAGAAGACTTACGAGCGTAGAGGTGAGTGGTTCAAGTGCACACCGGAACAGGCAACGGAAGTTGTCTCCAACATAACGGAAGAGTACAAATGAAAAACATATACAACCTAGTGGACGACATCTACAAAGTAGTGTCAACCAAAGAGGTAGAAGAAGGAGTGGACATCGACGCTGCTATAGAGCAGTTTGGCGAGAACGTCAAGGACCTGATGCGTCAGGAGTTCGGTGAACAGAAGAAGCGGGACAACAGGACACTCCGTATGTCCAACATAGGGCGCGAAGATCGCTACCTGTGGAACCTCTTTAACGAAGTGGAGCCTAGTGAAGTAATACCGCCACACACTTACGTGAAGTTCCTCTATGGGCATCTCATTGAAGAACTACTGCTCTTCCTTACTCGTGCAGCTGGACACGAGGTGACTGACGAGCAGAAGGTGTGTGAAGTCAACGGGATCAAGGGACACATGGATTGTAAGATTGACGGTATCGTTACCGATGTCAAGTCAGTGTCCACATATGGCTTCAGGAAGTTCAAAGATGGGTCACTGGCTTATGATGATCCGTTTGGATACATAGCACAGATCAAAGGATACGCACATGCAGAAGGTGCAACCAAGTTTGGCTGGCTCGCTATGGACAAGCAGAATGGTCACTTGACGTACCTCATGTATGACTCAGAGGACACACAAGCGCCTGTGTATGACCTGATCTCCTACAGCATTGAAGATCGGATTGACCACATAAAAAAGCTAGTGGAGCAGCCGACACCGCCAGAAGTCTGCTACGAATCTATCGCAGATGGAAAGAGTGGCAACCAGAAACTCGCCGTCGGATGCTCATACTGTGCCTACAAAAAGCAATGTTGGCCTCAAGTAAGAGGCTTCGCATATTCATCAGGTCCACGTTATTTAGTAGAGGTAGTAAATGAGCCGAAGGTTCCAGAAATTGAACTTCCGTAGTAAGTTTGAAAAGGATGTGTCACAGCATCTCCATGGCTTCCTGTATGAGCCGTTTACAGTACCTTACACAATCCATAGGAACTACAAACCGGACTTCGTACATGAAGCTACAGGGACGCTGGTGGAGTGCAAAGGGTTCTTCAGGGACGGAGACACTAAGAAGTACAAGAGTGTCAGGGACAGTCTACCTGAGAACCAGAGGCTGGTGTTCGTCCTGATGCACCCCAACAAGAAGATTAGGAAAGGAGCTACCATGACGATGGCACAATGGTGTGACAAAGAAGAAATTATGTGGTATACTATAGATACACTTCAGGAGTTAATTAGCGATGTCTCTAACAATGGATGAAATCAAGGAAAGAATACTGCGTGTCTATGACCCAGACGACTTGTTAGAGGCACTAGAGATATCATCGGAAGAACTCATGGATCGCTTTGAAGACAAACTGATTAATCGTTTGGACAGGTTTGAAGAGGAACTAGTGGATGAAGAGGAGGACGAAGATGAGTATTGACAATGCTAAAGAAGACGAGTGGACTCAGATGAAGAAGGACATCAAGGAGCTAGGCGTTGTCAATGCTGTAGCAAAAGAAGTACTAACTGACCCAGTAGAGCGACCAGAGCATTACAACAAGGGCGGTATCGAAGCCATCGACGGTATCAAAGCCTCCATGTCCGACACAGAGTTCAGAGGGTATCTCAAGGGAAACGCAGTGAAGTATCTTTGGCGCTACAACTACAAGAACAAACCCGTAGAGGATCTCAGGAAGTGTCGCTGGTACGTAGACAGACTGATACAGGAGCTAATCTGATGAAAGTAATTGAAGGACACTTCGGAGACAAGGATGAGAAACTACCAGTATCAACGGTATTTGGGGCTATTTCTGCAGTGGAGGATCTAGACAGCTATGAGGACGCCTTCTGTATAGTCAAGTCAGAGGACTACGTTGTCATCTCTACAAACCTAGACACACATCAGCTGTACTTCCTACTGGACCAGCTAAAACTAACACTAATTACAAGAGGAGACTACGAGATCTAATGGACGCATATTATGTTTATGTTTACAAAGAAGATGACGACGTTGTATACGTCGGTATGGGACAGAAGGGGCGTGCTTGGCATTGCGGACATATGCAAGGAGATACTAAGGAACGTCACAACTGGAAAGAAGAGCAGATGGGAAAAGGTAGGCTTCCTTGTGACTGGGTAACAGTAGTTGAAA